GGGAGCCGGACGTAGGCGTAGTCCGGAGTCCAGCGGTCCCGGATCAATGCTCTGCGAGCACCGGACGGCATGGCTTCAACGCACTCCGGACCATAGATTCGCCCCGTTCCGGTTTCTCGATCTTCCGTACGCTCTTGCGCCTGCGTCACCACGAACACATGCCGGATCGAGAGCCGGCCCACCCGAAAGCCCTCGAGCAGCATCGCCTGGCCGAACCCCACCAGCAGGCCGGCACCACCCTTGATCGGACCGAAGCCGATGTCGCCCGGTCGCAGATCGGCCAGGCCCGGACCTGTCGGCTGCGTCACCTCGCATCACCCCAGCGCGGATACCAGGGTTCACGGATACCGACAGGCGCCCAACGGTGCGCGTACACGACATCTACGTACGCGCCGGACTGTCCGGCATGAATGCCCGTTCCCCAACCGCGTTTCGGGTTGGCCTGGCTATTCGTCTTCTGGATATAGCGGCACCACTTCAGCCAGCGCCGCTTGGCCTTGTTCACTCGCACGATCATCTCCTGGAAACGGACCACGCCCCGGACCTCATGACGGGGAGATCCGGAGCGTGGTCACTGGGGGTGAGGAAAGCTGCTACTCGAAAGCCTCGGTGTCCGAGGTGGAGCCACCCTCACGCATGGCCTTGACCTCCAGTGTGATGGCTCGGATCTGATCGGCGAACTTGCGTGCCGTCACCTTGTCCGCGTCCGTCGGCTCCAGGATGGTCCAGGGGTTGGCCTTGCCCTTGACCACCTTCTCGTCCACCCGCCCGATCATGGGCCGGTAGATCGGGAGGCCGGTGTTGCTGTCCTTCAGGTTGATCCGCGGCTTGAGTCGGGCAACGAAACCGCCCGCGCTCCAGCGGAACGCGTCCATCCGTTGCGGCGTGGTGTCGTGCACCGGAGCGACCAGGGTGTCAACGGTGTCGCCGTTCTCGTTCTTCACCTTGCCATTCCAGTCCTTCACGCCCTTGGGGTCGTCCAGTACGAGGGTGATGGTCTCGACCCAGGTGTAGTCGCTGTTCTCACCCTTTTCGGTACCGGTCTTGCCGGTGACCCAGATGGCCACCAGGCGATCCTTCAGGTCGTATTTCGACGGGAATTCCTTGCGTGCCTCATCGAAGAGTTCCAGGTCTTCGGTGGTGTTCGTGTCGGTCATCTGCTTGGTTGTCCTCTTCTGCTTGTTCGTCTGCTTCTGTGTGGGGTGAGGGGCGGACCGTCCGTAGGTCCGGAGCGTGGATGGTTACAGGCTTGCCGCCCGCCCCTCGGTGCAGGCCTTCCACCTGCTCGCCTGGCAGCTCTCGCCACCGTGGTCACGTAGGGATGGCAGGAATCGAACCTGCGATGTCGTCCGCACAATAGGCCGGCATGACCACTCCTCCGCCTAAGCTTCCTGGCTGCGCTGACCAGGCCTGGCGCAGAACGGTGCCTGATCAACGGCCCTGTGATCTGCGTTCGGTGGGCGGTGCTCTACCGCTGAGCTACATCCCTGCGGTGGGGACTCCTCCGGATCGTGCCCGCGGCGCGACTTGATCGCCTTCTCCGCGGGAGGCCGGACCTGGGTCCCCGATTCAGTTGTACTACCAGGCATTTCAGCGCTACTGCCTGGCCTTTTGCCCCGTCATCAGATCTCGGCGTTGATGCGCTACCGCCGTCCGGTTTCCACCTTTAAAGACGTTGTTCACCGGCAACCCCATGTCTCGTGATCCCGCCAGGACTTGCACCTGAGCACCCCATTGCGTGGTGTCCACTTGGCTATCGGGATCGGGAAGCCGTGGCCTTTGGCTTCCCTTTACCTCGTGCTATGCCTCAACTATAGCAAGGGAGTCCAGCGGGCGCAACCCCCCAACCCCACGACCTTGCGTCACGCTCTTGCCACGGCTCCGCAGGTTCACCACCTGGGCGGCCAGAGAGAGCACCTGGGCGCCGTACTCCAGATCCACTTCATGGAGCTGCACGCGACCGCCATCGCTGGGCATGTGCGCCAGGATCGCCACGCGCTTGCCGGCACACATGCCGCCGTCTCTGCCGGTCAGGGTGTTCTGGTCCGCTGGCTGAGGTAGGTCGTAGGACAGGCGATGAAGCTTGGCCACGTTCGGATTCATCTGATACGGCACCCACCGTCCGCCCGGACCCTCCGGCCCTTCCCAGACCCATTCGGCTGAGTCGTAGCCGCACTGCTGGCCGGCGATCTCCTGGTACGTCCAGAAGCGGCGCTGCGTCTTCAGGTCCAGCACGCCCGCCTGGCCGGTACGCCGACACATCACACGCGCATCCAGCCGGCCCATCGTCCCGCCCGCGATCGGATGCCACACCACGCGCTCGGCCCAGCCGGGGACGAATTCCAGGTCATGGAGATCCATCTGCTCAAGCAGATCATCCATCTGCAGCGCCATCCGGCGATGGCCGGCCACCTCGCCGGTTTCCAGGTAGTGCTCGAGCATGGCATGCCTGGCCGTGCCGTGCCGGCCACCCACCGCGCCCGCGGCCGTACGCGCCTTCTCGGCAAATTCCTTGATCAGTCCATCAGTGAGCCTATGGTCCGGGATTGCTGCCAGCTCGTCGAAGATGACCCCGTCATCGGCCAGCAGACCCAGCAGCGTGCGCTTCTCTAACCAGAGCTGCAGTGCCCGCTGATCGGAGAACGCACCCACGAGGTTGGACATCCGCATCCAGCCGTTCAGCGAGGGATCGACTCCCGGAGGAGGTGGGAACCGGTACCGTCCGGCCCGGACGCCGTACTCCGGCGCCGCGGGCGCGTCATCGAACAGGTCATCAACCTGGGTATTGATCTCATCAGGGTGCGCGGGCAGATCGGTCACGGATCAATCCTTCGGCGGTTGGGGGTAAACAGTCATGGAAACGTCAATCAGGTCGTACGGGGTAGGGCGACTGAGCTGCACGTCACCGATCACGACCGGCGTGATCGTGCCGTCGGCAAGGATCAACGTCGCCGTCTTGCCGTTGGCGTCGGACACGGACTTGTAGAAGGCCGTCTCTCTGCTCTCCCTGGCCGTGACCTGCGCACTGACCATCCTGGCCAGCCGCTCGATCTCGGCACGCAGCTCTTTCTTGGTGCTCACTGAGCAAGCCTTTCGCAAGTCGTATCAGCATGGATCCAGCCGCCGAAGCCGTCCGCCCGGATGTCCTCGCCTGGCACGATGCCCTCGCCGCAACAGGCATCCTCGGACTCGAAGGTGGCCGTGAAGATCGGACCGAACGGTGACGTGTCCTCGGCATCGTCGAAGAGATCGTCGTCTCGTCCCGCGGCCTGCGCAGTAGTGTGCGTGCGCTGACGAGAAGCACGCCGGCACGCCGCGTCAAGATCATGTTCGACGCCGCAGGTCCAGCAATGCCGGCTCACCGCTGATTCCTCCGCCTCATCAGGGCATCGATGGCCAGACCGCGCGGACAGTCCGCATCGTGCTCCAGGCCGTGGCAGTAGCAGGCCGGCAGGAGCGTGGCCGGCACCCCGCCGAATTCGATCGGTGTGGGCGGGCAGGTGCGCTTCGGGTTGTGCCGCTGGCCGCAGTAGTGCTCTGCGTATTGAGGTGAGGGGATCATCGTGGCCACCTCAGCCAATGCTTGATCAGTGCGCCCAGCGTGGGCGCCGGGGCCGGCAAGACTGTCGGAGGAAGCGCCTCAAGCTTCATCACGTTCACTGTGATCCCGTCACGGGTGGCGCGCCGGATGGCACGATCCTGGGCATTCTCCGTGACGAACCGGAATTCGCCGTAGGGGATCGAGTCGTCCAGGCGCAGGGGACGACCAAGCAGCATGCCGGGTTCCCTAACGATCGGAGCCTCGCCGTCCCAGATGACAGACCCGATCAAGGTGTCCATAGTCGATGTGGATAGATGGATCTCCGTGTCCTGCCGATCCCGGGGGTCGATGCCGGCATATTGCTCGATCAGGCGCGATCGAAGAAACGGTGCGGTCATGGGACGACCCCCTCATCCCGGGCGTGCTGGCAGTAGTACCAGCCATCTCGATCGTCTTCGCACAAGCAATAGGGCTGCACCAGGTGTTCCGCGTACTCACGTGTCCAGCCCATTCGCTTGATCAGGCCATCCAGGGTGAGGTCCACGCGCGGCGCCGCGGCACGCTCGGCTGCTGCCCGCTCCTTCGCCTCGCGCGCCCATTGCTCGCGCTGGGCCGGCGTGGCGTCCTGGTACGTCTTCAGTGCCTGGCGGAAGTCCAGCGCGTCCCGGAGCTGCTCATAGCTGAGCGGCACGACATGGCTGTGCTTCTCCACGTTCATCACGATGTCCGCTCCTTGATCTCATCCAGCCAGGCCAGCAGATCGGCTTCCTGGTCCGGGTGCAGGATGATGCCGGCGGCCAGCACCGCAGCGGGTATCGACTCGTCGCGGATCCAGATGTTCACCTCGCCACCCGGGGTGACCTCGGCGGATAGCCGGACGCGCGGCATCGTCGTGTCGTACAGATCCAGACGGGGATGGGGGTGGGTCACGATGTCCTCTCCTTGATCTTCTCCACCATCGGCTCGAGCGCCCGGGTAGCCAGCACGCTACTGATCAGGTCCGACACCTTCCCCGCCTTGCCGGCCCAGCGCTGAGCCAGGATCTTCTCGACCTCGGCGCCCAGGCCCAGTTGACGCGCGCGGCCGATCATCTCTTCGGACGGGCGCTGCTTGCGCCACGGCCGGTTCCGGTCTGCCAGCAGCCGGCCCAGATCGCCGCCGCGCTCCTGGGCTTCGTCCTCGGCCACCTGCATGGCCAGCTCCAGATCGGGCAGGTCCGCGTGAAGACGCGTGACGCGCGCTTTGTAGTTGGCCATGATTTCGCGCAGGAACACTGACGTACCCACCACGAACACGTACTTGCCGGCTTTGCTGATTGGCAGATACGGCGTCCCGTGCTTGGTGGTCCGCCACACCTTCGAACTGCGCGCCACGATCGGATCGAACTGCGCGGCGTCCACCCGCCCGGTCCACAAGCGAGTGGGATCGGCAAGCTCCTTGCCGATATCCCACTGGTCCTCCATTGCGGTCAGCGCGCCTTGCGCCTTGCGATCGATCGGCCGATCCGAGAGATCGGCCACCGAGCACAGATCCGTGGTGGCGTCGGCCACCGTGATCAGGATGCAGTCCTGCTCCTCGACCGGCGTACCGGGGACCGGGCGCAGGCCGCGGCCTGCCATCTGGATGAACAGGCTCCGGCTCTTGGTCGGGCGCCCGACGATCACGCACTTGGTGATCGGGGAGTCCCAGCCGCGGGTGAGCACCATGGCATTGACCAGGACTTGAATGTCCCCCCGGCCGTAGCGATCGAGAAGTTCCCGGCGCTGCCAGTCAGGTAGCTCACCATGGATCACCGCGGCATGAATGCCGGCATCGATGAAGGCGCTCATCAGTGCGGTGGCCGAGCGCACCAGCGGCATGAAGGCGACGGTCTGCCGATCCTTGGCCAGCTCGATCCACTTCTCCACGATCTTCTCCGGCGCCAGGCCGTCGATCAAGGCATTGTCCGCGATGCTCTGCGGGATCTCCTTGTACTCCGAGACGTAGCCGCGGCCCGGCTGAAGATTCATGTCGATCTCAAGTCGGTATCCCACCGGCTGCACCAGGAAGCCCTTGCGGACCGCCCAGGAGATGTCCCGGCTGAACACCACGTCATGCCAGAGTGTGCCCAGACCCAGGCCGTCCCCGCGTTCCAGCGTGGCCGTGAAGCCGAGTGCAGGCACGGCATATCCGGGAGGGTCGGCATCGCCATCGAAGCACCCGAAATACTCCAGAATTCCCCGCCACTGCGGAGCGGCGTACAGCTCGCATTCGTCCACGATGACCAGGCCCACATCCCAGATCCGCTCGCGCCGGCCTGGCTGTAGCAAGGTCTGCGGTGAGGCGACGATGATGTCCGCGGTCACCTCATCCTGCTCGGCCTTGACGATGCCCACCGAGATCGGGAACTCGCTCTGCTCAGCAAACAGCCGAGCCCGGGCGGCCAGGTCGGACACCAGCTCATCGGTGTGCGTGAGGATCAGTACGCGCTGGCCGGCGCTCATCGGGTCTTCGATGTGCTGCACGGCACGCGCGGCCAGGATGGTGCCCTTGCCGGTACCGGTCGGCAGCACGATGGCCAGCCGGTTCTCCTCGGGATGCTCGGCGCGGTGCTTGCGCTCGGCGGTCAGCGCATCCTGCTGGTAGCCGCGAAGGTGGATAGTCACCGCTACGTCGCCTCCCCGCTGGATCCGGTCGCTTGCCTGACGTATTCGCGATAGCGCCTTGCTGCTTGCTCAAGCTCTGTTCTGGCGTGCGAATGTTGCGGATGGTCGGCAACATTCAGCGCGGCGACGATCAGCGCACGCTCGATTTTCAGCCATTCCTGATGATCGAAACTCACGTCGCCTCACCGCTCGAAAAGACTTCCACGAACACGGCAACGGCCTTGCCGGCCTGGCCGCGCTTGACGAATGCGGTCGGTTCGGCCTCGGTCGGGCGCGTGATCAATTGAACCTGTGATGGCATCTTCACGCCGATCCGGCGAGTACCGTCCCACTTCTTGTCGTTGCCGAGGACCTCGTAGAACTTGCCCGTCTTGGTACTCCTGAGCTGGTCACCCTCGGCCACCTCATGCCAGCCGATCTCCTGGATCTCGGGGTCCTGGCCGGCGTCCAAGGCATCGATGGCGCGTTTCAGATTTACGGCGAAACCGTCGCCGTTTCTCTCGATCAACCCCATTGGATCTTCAGCAACGTACGCCCGCGCGGCCTCTATGACGGCGCGTTCCAGCTCAGTCAGCGCCATTACTCGCCTCCATGAATCTGGCATGCGTGCGCACCACCTCTAAGGCATCGATCACTTGATTCAGTTCATCGATGGTAAAAGGAACGGCGGAGGATCCGGACATCTTGATCCAGATCTGAACATCCCCTTTCTTGTCGCCGGTCGGGCAAACGGTAATGCTTTCGATGCCGGGGACTTTCGTGATCACCAGGCCGAGATGCTCGGTCTTCATGACCTTTCCGCCTTCCGAATCGGCACGTCATAATTGTTGTCCCGGAAGGTCACGGACTCGCGCTCTTCGATATAACCGGCCAGGGCACACAGATCATCGGCAGGAATCGCCCCGGACGTTCCGTCCGGACGGACGATCAGAACGTTTCCGCGCTTGGCCTTTTCGGTCTCGATCTTCATGCCTTCCTCACTTCACCCGGACCGCGAGGATCCGGCCGTTGATGGTCCTGCCGTTCGGCAGGTGCGTGACCTCGCGCTCTACGATCTCGACCGCGCCCTTGTCGGCCATGCTGCGCAGGCTGGTCCAGGAGACGCCGCCGGTGGCGCGGATGATGCCGCCGTGGCCGGCCTGCTCCAGCAGGCGCACCTGGGCCGGGGAGAGCCTGGTCAGCCAGACCCGGCTGGCCGTGTAGGCGCGGAACTCGCGGTGGGTCTCGGTGGCCTGCATCGCGGGGGCGGTCATCTCGGTGGTCATGGGATCACTATAACAAGGAGATGATGGTCCCGCAACAGATGACAGAACTGTGTTCTGTAGCTATGATGGAGACATGAACATCGAACAAGGCGCTCGGATCAGGGTTCCGGCCGGAGCGGACCTCACCCGATCCCGGACCTACACGGGAACCGTGCTGGAGATCTACAGCGACGCGAACGACGGCTTCCAGACGCTGCGCATCCAGCGCCCAGGCGGAGCGAAAATGGCCGCCATCGTGCGTGTGGACGAGGTGACGCCGGTATGACCACCACACCGGAGACCCCCGACCGCGCGGCCCACGCGCGCGCGGCACGCACCAGGACCAAACACGAGCGCTGGGCACAGGAGATGCGAGAGGCCGGCTGGCGCCTGCTCGAACCCGAGACACCGGAGGACAGCATCGGCCAAATCGTCGAAATGCTACGCAAGGCCGGCTGGACAGTGCTCGAGCCCAATCAGCCCGTCGTCACCGACGGCGAGGGTGACCGCTGGACGCGCGGCGGTGACAACCTCTATCGCCTGACGCGAGACGGCAAAGGATGGACCCTCGAAGAGATCAGAAATACGTACGGCATCTGGATCGAGGTGCCGGCATGAGCGGGGATCGCCCACGGGCGCGGCTCGAGCTGATCGATGATCACGCTATACCGCCCGGAATGGCCGTGGCCGGCATGCGGATCCCGCCTTCGCACATCGATCCGTCCGGCGCCCAGGCGCACGTAGAGCAGATCATGGGGCACCCACGAACTACAGCCGTGCAACTCACCGGCCAGCAGGCGGACGCCATCGCGGCCGTACGTCGTTGGTTCTATGGCGTCTCCCCGGACCAGCCCTTCCGCCTGTTCGGTCCCGCGGGCACCGGCAAGACCACGCTGGCCAAGCATGTCGGCCCGGCCCTGGGCCTGAGCAACGTGGTCTTCGGCGCCTACACCGGTAAGGCCGCGCACGTGCTGCGCAAGAAGGGCGTGCCGGCCACCACTATTCACAGCGCTGTGTACCACCCTGTGGATAACTACGAGCTGCGGGCGGAATGGCGTGCGCTCACGGATGAGATCGAAGATGTTCGAGAGTCCGGCGTCTGGGAGACAGAGCCGGATGCGCGCGCCCATGTGGAGAAGCTGACCGAAGAGATCGAGAAGCTCGAAGCGGCCATGCGGCGCCCGGGCTTCGAGTTCAACCCGTACTCGGAATGGCGCGACGCGGACCTGATCGTGCTGGACGAGGTCTCCATGGTGAACACGGCCATGGCGACCGACATCGAGCGCTACGGGGTTCCCGTGCTGGTGCTCGGCGACCCCGCGCAACTCCCGCCGATCGAGGGCGGCGGCTACTACACCCGGGCCGAGCCGGACGTGCTGCTCACCGAGGTCCACCGCCAGGCGCTGGAGTCTCCGGTGTACCGGCTGGCTACCGAGATCCGCGAGGGAAAAGGGTGGAGCAGCGTGCCGGTCAGCCTGGCCGCGGCCATGGAGGCGGACCAGATCATCTGCTGGAAGAACAGCACTCGATGGAGCCTGATCTCCAAGATTCGGGAGAAGCTGGGAAGACCGCCGGGCGTGCCCGTACCGGGCGATCGCATTATGTGTCTGGTCAACAACCGGGACGCCGGCATCCTCAACGGCATGCAGTTCGAGGTACTCAACACGTACGACAACATGCAGCGTCTTGGCCTGCGTGACGACGAGGGCAATGAACGCGAAATCGAGTGCTACCCGGACGGCTTCCAAGGGCTCGAGCAGGAGAAGTACGGGAAGGACACCCTGCGCGCCTTCCGTGGCCGGCGTGGCCTGTTCACCTTCGCCAGCGTGGTCACCGCGCACAAAGCCCAGGGCAGCGAGTGGCCGAGTGTGTACGTGGTCGACCAGACGCACCAGATGACCAGGAGCACGCCGGCGGAGATCCGCGCCTGGGCGTACACAGCCTGTTCGAGAGCGTCCGAGCGCGTGACGATGGCGAGCACCCGAGCATGACCGTGCGACGGATCCCCGTTACGTGCGATCAAGGCATACCCTGATCACCCCGTGAAAACGGATCGACCCCCGGATGCCCGTCCGGGGGTCGTCACCACTACAGAAAGATTCGTCGTGGAGCAGAGTACCAACTTCGAGGCCGCATGCGCATATCTTGTGTCTCTCTACGGATCTGACCCCCAGGGGTTGATCTGGATCGGGGGACACGCGGACGGCTTCAAGGGCCGGGCATTCACTCACGTGGATGACGCGGCCCGATATGCGGTTGAGCTGGACAATCGCGGCAAGATCGGTGTTTACCACCGATCAACGACATTGATCGGAAAGCCCCAGGAAGGGCGCGGAAGCGCATCCGACTCGTCCCATGTGTACTATTTCGCATTGGACGCCGACATCCGCGGCCCCGGCCACAAATCGGACGAACTGCCCGAGTCCCGGGCGGACGTGCAACGGCTGATCGAGAAGGCCAGCTTCCCCGAGCCCACCGTCTGGATCTTCTCCGGCGGCGGCTACTACCCGCAATGGCGCCTCACTGAGCCGATCGCCGTCACCGGCCAGGAGGAGCGGAACTGGGTCACCGAGGCGTTCTCGGCCATGAGTGCGCACTTCATCGCGTGCGCCGCGGATCTCGGCTGGAAGCTGGACAACGTCCGGGACCTGGCCCGGGTGTTCCGGATGCCGGGAACCACCAATCGCAAGGCCGGAGAGGTCTTCTGCCAGGTGCTCGAGCACGGCTCGGGCGAGCGCTTCGATCTGGGCGTTCTCGCATCCATCGCACATCGTGCGAACACGCGGGGGGTAACCGCGCCCGGCGCACCTACGAGCAGTACAACCGACGATCTCTTCGACGACGCGACCGGGGAGCGGCGCTTCACCCAGGAACAGGCCAAGGACTTCGTCCGCCGAGAGCGCACGAAGCTGGCCGCGCTCACCTCCGGTTACAACAACGGGATCAATGCATTTGCCATGGCTTGCGCGCATTTTCCCTGGCTGGTTACCCGGGAACAGTGCGCCAAACACGTGATCAAGGCGCTCGGGCCGTCCACCGGCTGGACCGAGGCGGACGCGGACGACCGGGCGGCCATCGACTCGGCGTACAAGGCCACCGAGGCCGGCAGGAGCTGGATCGCCGTCGAGACCGAGGAGGAAGCCGGCACGGACGTGGCGACGGGGGAAATCCTGCCGCCCCCCGGTCAGCCGCTGCAGGTGGCCCGTCATCTGATCAAGCTGTTGCCGGCCTCGGACGGCACGCCACACACCGCGTGGTGGCGGGACGACTTCTACCACTGGACCGGGGCTCACTGGGAGCCGAAGGAGACGCCCGAGATCGAGCAATGGCTGTACCGGCAGACCGGGGACGCGGTGTACCTGATGCCGGCCAGGAGGGAGGGCGAGGATCCGGCCAGGACGCCATGGGCGCCAACCAGGCAGAAGATCGCCAACCTGGCCCATGCCATGGGCGTGGGGGAGCTGCAGCGCACTGGAGAGGCCGAGCAGGTGCTTGCCGCCCGCAACGGTGTGGTCGCCGGCAGGAAGCTGGTGCCGCACACGCCGCGGCGCTTCAACCTGTTCTCTCTGCCGTTCGACTACGACCCGGAGGCAGAGGCGCCGGCCTGGCAGGTTTTCCTGGATCAGGTCCTGCCGCAGGACCAGCAGGCGCAGGACTTCCTCGGCGAATGGTTCGGGTACGTGCTGTCCGGCCGGACCGAGCAGCAGAAGATGGCCGCGCTGATCGGCAAGAAGCGCTCCGGCAAGGGCACGATCGGCCGGGTGCTGGGCGCGCTGCTCGGCAAGGACCACGTGTCCGGGCTCAACCTGGGCACACTGAGCGGTACCTTCGGGCTGGAGCCGTTCATCGGCGCCGCGCTGGCCGTGGCGTCCGATGTGCGCTGGCACTCGCGTTCGATCGGGGATGCGGTACAGATCCTGCTGGAGGTGTCCGGCGAGGACCACGTCACGGTGCCGCGCAAGAACAAGAGCGCCTGGAAGGGCCGGCTGGGTGTCCGATTCATGCTGATGAGCAACGACACCCCGACGTTCTCCGACCGGTCGGGGGCCCTGGTGGACCGAATGCTCTATGTGTCCTTCAAGCAGTCCTTCTTCGGCCGTGAGGACACCGGTCTGACCGAGAAGCTCATGGGCGAGCTGCCAGGCATCCTCAATTGGGCATTGGACGGCCTGGAGCGGCTGGACGCTCGTGGCTGTTTCACACAGCCGGAGTCGGGGCGTGACGAGATGGAGGCCACGCGACGGCTGGCCGATCCGATCGGTGCGTTTGTCGAGGACTGGTGTGAGATCGGACCGGACAAGTCGATCGATCTCGGGCATCTGTACGTGAAGTATCGCAATTGGTGCGATACACAGGGCCGGACCAAGGACACGACCACCTTGGAGATCTTCAGCCGGGATCTGCGCAAGAAGATCGACGGGCTGACTTCGAAGCGGACGCGGGATCAAGGCAAGTTCGTCACGGTCCTGCACGGCATCGGCAGTGAGGCGATCTAGGAGCTGTGCAGGGTCTGACCTGCTGTGCAGGGTGTGTGCAGGGTTCCAGGAGGGACCCTGCACACCTGTTTTCGCAGCTCAGCCCTTATTTATTCCTTGTTGTGCAAGATGTGCAAGGTAAAAACACATATATGTATAGAGAGTGGCGATAGAGATCATCATGTAGTTACGCAATATCTGAGGTGAGTAGGAGTTTTATCCTGCACACCCTGCACACCCACTCTGAGCAGGGAGAAGATAGATCAAAAAGTGTGCAGGGTGCCCTGGCCGACCCTGCACACTGCACGCGGCCAGTCTTCTGCTATAGTGAGGACATGAGCAACACCCGAACCCTGTTCCCGGTCCAGGACTGCGATGTCTGCGGACGGGCAACCGGCAATCTCGCCAAACACAGGCCGGCGTGCGCGCGCCTGTATGGCCGTGTGCCGGCTCCGGTGCCGCTCACCCGGGATGAGGATGCGCTGATCCTGCGAGCCGGCACCCACGCCGTGCACGCCAACCTGTTGCCTCCGGAGAGCCTGCTGCAGGGCGGAGTCCGGGATCTGGACATCGCGCGCCTGGTCCACTACGTGGAGCGCGGCGGCTTGGTCTGGCCGAATGCGCGAACCTGGAAGGCAGACGGTATGCCCGCCATGCGGCGCCCCTCGCTGACCCTGGTGGTCAACGAGGCGCTCCGGCTCGGGATCGTCAAACCGATCACGGTTCGGACCGGCCCGGGCGTGTACCGGACGCTGCTTGCCGCGGCTAGCACGCATGCGCGCAGTGCCTATGTCTCGTGGCTGCCGGCGTGCGGGCGGCAGGATCTGCATGCGCTGCGGTACCGCTTGCTGGATCGCGATCATCTGATGTACGTGGACTGCCAGGCGTGCCTGGACATGCCGCGTGAGCGTCTGGCATAGTAGAGACATGGATACTCTTCCGAACGGTCTGGCGCCCATGCCCGAAGTGGTGGTCGGCGGACGCCCGTACCGTCCCGGCGCGAAGAACGGCAAGGTCCTGCCGGCCTGGCAATGGATGTGGGACCACCTGAGCGCAGCCGAGTACACGGAAGGCCGGGACCTGACAGCTCGCGCGGCGGCCCGCAACGAGATCAAGCAGTCCACTCTGCTGACCCATCTGTCGCGGATGGCGTCGGCAGGTGTGCTCGAAGTCGATTACCGGATCATGCCGATAACCGTGAGGCGGGTGGTGAACGGGCAGATCTCCACGTTCCAGTCCCGGCAGAAGTGCGCGTTCTACCGGATCAAGCGATGATCGCCGTGATGGTCGCTTGGTTCTACCTGCTGACCGGCGTACTGCTGGGGTTGATCGAATTTCGCCCGAGGCGCATGCCCCGGGATCACCAGACGCAAACCTTCATTGATCATCACGGGGCATGGTCCGTTTTCCTGCTCATCGTCTTCTGCTGGCCGTTGGCACTGATCACGAGGAATAGAAAATGATCGAGTGGGAGCCACCCGCGGGCATGCACCCCGAGGTGATCCGGTCCTGGCGCTCGTTCTACGGCCACATCCAGCTCAACTACGGGATGAGCGCTGCGCAATACCGGGCGATCTACCTGGCGCAGCTCGGCCGGTGCTATGGATGCTGGGACAAACGCGGCATTCATCCGGATGACCCCGGCGGCACGGGCGCCGTCCGCCTGGCCGTCGATCACAATCACGTCCTGGGCGGCCGGATCGAGGCCGTACGGGGCTTGCTGTGCCGGACGGGGGACATGTCCTGCAACCGCATCCTCGGGGCGCTCAGAGACCGTCCTGAGGCGCTGGAGCGGCTGGCGCATCATCTGCGGGTGGCGCCGGCTCAGTACACGCTGGGGCTGTTCAGGGAAGGCGCAGGGGACAAGGAGATCGAGGGCATGGCGTATCGGGTGCTGTCATGAAGATCGTTCACTATCCGTTCCCGCCACCCGGAGAAGCGCCCGTGGTGGAACAGCGCAAGCCGTACCCGGCGCCGGCGCTCACCTCTGCCATGCCGGCCTGTGATGTCGTGCCTGGTCCGGTCATGCTGCTCAAGTGGCATGCAGAGTGCCTGGGTTGGATCTGCCTGAGTCCCCGGCAATCGATCGGGCACGTGCCGCACGCTTCGCACGGCACGCCGAGCGAGAAGGCCAAGACGTTGTGGTCTCTGCGGATGATGCGCGGAGACCGGCGTGCGGTGGCCGTGCGCACGGATGGATCATGGTCGTCGTTGTGGACATGGAGTACTACGGAGTTCTTCAGCCGGCATGCCACGCTGGAAGCGTTCCGGGAGGGATTGCGGTGATTCAGGACGGCCGTGATCTACCTGTTTGTCGAGCCATGGGCCGCGCTTGGTGGAAGCGTCTGACCAGGGAGAATGTGGCTACGATCCGTATCAGCGTGAATATGATCAAATTTTATAAGCTAGGTTATGATCAAGAACGTGGGAGTTCCTGATGCCAGAAGCCGCACCTCAGCACCGTGATCGAGGCGTGCTCGGTGGACTGAACAGGCGCCGCGTGATGCGGGATCTCGCGCTCACGGATATGACCCAGCAGGCCATCGCGGACAAGTACGGCGTGAGTCAGCCCGCCGTGGCCGCATTCAAGCGCAAGCATGCCGAGGCCATCGCTGAGATTGCCGCGGACGCGGACAACGAATACGCCGGCATCTGGATCGCGCAGAAGCAGAACCGGCTCGAGGCGCTGGCCGAGATCGCCGAGATCGCCATGCAACCCACACCGAAGATCACGAACAAGGGCACCGTGGTCTTCCATCCGGAGACCGGCGATCTGGTCCAGGAAGTGGATGGCCGGCTGGCCGCGCAGGTGATGAAGCAGGCTGCCGAGGAGATGGGTCAGCTTCCGACACGGCTGCAGGTGTCCGGGGATCTGAACACCACCACGACCTATCGGGTCGAGGGAGTCTCGCCCGAAGATCTGAAATGAGGGGGCACATGAAGAAAGTCCAGACCACCGCTCTTGCGCTGGTCAGCCTGCTGGCGATCGTCCTGGGGATCGCCAGCCCGGCCCAGGCGAGCCCGTTCAACGGTTCCGGCTATTACTATGGCAGCGCCAGCCAGACGATCTCTGGCGACTCGAACTCCGACGGCATCACGGACTATGCGGTCGGCTTGGGCGCCAACTTCCTGGTCAGCAAGCCGTACGTGCCCACCACGTCCTACAACAGCCACACCGATCACTCGCTCGCATCCATCACGGTCATGAACACGACCTCATGGACCGAGGCCGTCGAGGTCGGCTGGGACGTTGATTACGGCCAGTACGGCGACTCCGAACCGCACCTGTTCGCCTGCGCCTTCACGGGCGGCAACATCAGCGGCAACAACTGCTACTCCGGTGGCACCAACTACCACGACAACGGCAGCAATTCGACCAATCTGGGCGCGGCGCTGACCTCGGACATCGGCACGGCGAAAGCCATCTCGGTCTACTACTCCGCCGGGTCGTGCGGGGCCGCGTCGTCCGGCTGGTTCATCTACTACAACTCGGTCAACGTCGGTTGCTACGACCCGTCCGCGTTCGCTGCTGGCTTCGACAAGGGCCGCTTCTTCGGAGCGCAGGGCGAGTACTGGTACAACGGCGGCAACAATCCCGGGACCAGCAATGACAAGCCGTGCGGAGACTCCGGCAACGGCACCGTGCCTGGCGCAGGGGCGGCGTACATCGCATCGCTGTCGCTGGTGAGCCCGGCGCCGTCGACCATCGCCACCAGCTTCACGCTAGGCACGCCGACCGATACTGCGGTGGTAAACACGGCGTGGACATCGGGTAGCACCACGCGATCCTTCTACTTCGGGGAGCGCGGCTACAAGTTCGTCGGCGGGGTGGCGACCACCCCGGGTAACGCCGGTTCCTGCTGATTTGATGCGCGGGACGGACGCGGCCGGTTGGGTGCTGGTGCTGCTGATAGCAGTACCGCTGCTGGTCGCGTCCGTCTGCTGCATCTTCGGGGTTGTGCAGCTCATCATCTCTTTGCTATAGTAGAGGCATGATGAAGAACGACACCCGCGGAATGACCATGGGACCGCAGCACGTCGCGCCTGCCACCATCGAGACGGCCCGCATGGAGGCCATCGCGGAAGACATCACCCGTCGCGATGCATCGCATCTGAACCTCATCAATCACATGGACGAGAAGACCGGGGCCAGCGTTGGCATGTATCGCGGTGTCATGGCCTTCCCGATCGAATGGGGCAAGATCAGCAAGTGACCATCACCCTCGTCCACCACTTCCGCCCTCGTGGCGCCGCAGCCGAAGTTATGCGGTACCGCGGGGGCGAAGTGCTGCTGGCCGGCCCAGCTGGAACCGGCAAGAGCCGGGCAGCACTGGAGAAGATCCATCTGATCTGCCTGCTCACGCCGAATGTGCGCGCCCTGGTGGTCCGCAAGACCGCGGTCAGCCTGACCACCTCGGCGATCAAGACGTACGAATCGGATGTAGCCGTCCAGGCGCTGCTGGACGGCACGGTCACGTTCTTCGGCGGATCCCGCCGCGAACCCGCGCAGTACCGCTACTCGAACGGCTCGTCGATCGCGCTGGCCGGCATGGACAACCCCATGAAGGTCATGTCCACCGAGTACGACGTGATCTTCGTGCAGGAGGCCACCGAGCTGGAGGTGGACGAGTGGGAGGCGCTGACCACCCGGCTACGCAACGGCGTGTTGTCCTTCCAGCAGATCATCGCGGACTGCAATCCGCAGGAGCCCACGCACTGGCTGAAGTTACGTTGCGAGGCCGGCCAGTGCCTCATGCTGCACAGCCGGCATGAAGACAACCCGCGCTATTTCAACGATGACGGCACCATGACCGTCCAGGGCGCGGACTACATGACGAAGCTGGACCAGCTGACCGGTGTGCGCTACCTGCGTCTACGCAAGGGCATCTGGGCCGCGGCCGAGGGTGTGATCTTCGAGGAGTTCAATCCGGCCATCCACGTGGTGGATCGCTTCACCGTGCCGGAGGATTGGCGCCGGCTCTGGACCGTGGACTTCGGCTTCGTGCATCCGTTCGTCTGGGGTGACTGGGCGGTTGACCCGGATGGCGCGGCCGTGCTGGTTCAGGAGATTCACAAGTCCGGCACGCTGGTCGAGGACCATGCCCGCAAGATCCGGGAGCTGTGTGGCTGGGGTGCCATCGATCCGCTGACCGGTCGCGCCCAGAAGTACGCGGGTCCGGAGGTGAAGGGCTGGCTTGCCAAAAGGCCGAGCATCATCCTCTGCGATCACGATGCCGAGGACCGGGCCACGCTCGAGCGGCACATCGGCATCCCCACCCGCCCGGCCAACAAAAACGTGAAGGACGGTCTGCAGGTCACCGCGGCCAGGTTCCGGCTGGACGGGCAGGGCCGGCCACGGATCAAGTTCATGCGGGATGCGGGCCGGGTGCGTGATGTGGAGCGCGAAGAGCAGTCGAAGCCGACCTCCACGGTCGCCGAGATCCCTGGCTATGTCTGGAACGGCAAGGGCAAGGAAGAGCCGGTCAAGGAAGACGATGACGGCTGCGACATGACCCGGTACGCGATGATGGAGCTGGATACGGCGGGCCGGCCACGAGTGCGCTTCATGTAGGGCAGGGATATTGCACCTTCGTTTATATCTCCGCTATGGTAGATACATGATTCTGCCAACCAACACCGAGCTTGAAGCCGCGGCGGCACTGCTGCGCGCTGCTGGCTGGACGGTCACGCCACCGAAGCCTGAACCATGCGCATGCAGGTATCTCGGGGCGATGACCCCAACACATGAACCTGGGCCACTGTGCCGATCAACGGCCGCGTACTGGACAGAACGCCTGCCAGGTTAGGGTGTTGCGCTTCACCATCCCTCTGCTATAGTAGATGCATGACGAACTGGAAGCGTGACCCGAGAGACAGCGGCTATGTAACCACCGACGAGACGCGCATGGTTATGCGCGTTGAGAATGAATGGTGGGCCTACATGCTGGAAACCGATGGCGCCGTTGGTCAGTACCTGGGTGCGCGAAAGACAATGCGCGAAGCGCGCTCGCTCGCAACGAACTGAGCAGAACCGCCCCGGCCAAGCGCCGGGGCTTCTTGCTGTCTACTGCCGGCGAGTTCTCGCCGCTTTCCGCGCCATCGACACCCTGCGCTTCATGCCGAACTAGGGTGTTGCATCCTTCCATCTCTCTGCTATAGTAGAGATATAACAGCAGAGAGGACAGAGATCATGGCCAAGGTGACCGCAACTCAGATCAACTGGGACGGCAAGGGCAACAATCGGACCTTCACCCGCTGGGTCAAGCGTGGACAGGCGGAACTGACCGCACGGCAGATGGCCAGGGCGTACAACCTGGACCACACCGAGATCAAGATCGAGCACTGAGCAGACCGCCCCGGCCAAGCGCCGGGGCTTCTCGCTGTCTACCGCCCGCGCGCCTTCCTGGTCCGCGCACCCTTGCGCGCCATCTGCACACGCCCGGCATGGAAGCGTCCCGCGTTGGCGATCCTGGCCGAAGTGCTCTTGGACTTGCCCTGCCGACGCAGCGCCCGGTACACGCCCTGCCTGCTGCGGACCACGTAGCCGTACTTGCCACCGCGTGAGCTGACCATGAGGCACCTCCTGTCTCTATGATCGCACCATGACCACGGTGAGCCTGTCCGAACTGATGGCGATCCAGCGTGAATCGCTGGCTGCCAAGCCGGCCAGGCCATCCATGATCACGCGCCTGGCGCGCCGGATCCGCGCTCTCGATCTCGCGCCGGCCCGCCACGCCACCCTCGCAACAATCTTGGTGATTGCAGGTTTCATCTCTCGCCATGCACTTGTGCTGGGCGGATGTGCCGCTTTCGTGATCTCCGCTGCTATCATCACGCCAGCACTCGGCTGGCTGGCCGCGGCATTCGCCCTGTTCTTCCTGGAAGCGAGACGTAGATGAGTTTGCGCAGCCTTCTCGGCGGTATCGCCGGACAGGCTGCGCCCCCCGTCCCGTACATCTCCAAGTGGCGCAGCAACCTGATCAGCATCGGCATGCCCGGCGGCAACCGCGGACGCACCGGACAGCTGGCGCTCTATTCCGAGATCGGCACGCTGTACGGCGTGGTCAGCAAGCTAGCCAACATGACCAGCCTGGTCGACTGGAAGCTGTACAAGTCCGCGGCATCCGGCCTGGAAGAGGACCGGACCGAGGTAACTCGGCACGCCGCGCTGATGGTGCTGCAGAAGCCGAATCCCTTCATGCCCTGGCAGGAATTCTGCGAGGTCGCTCAGCAGCACCTGGACCTCGCCGGCGAGGCCTGGTGGGTGATCGTCCGGTCACGTCTCATCGGGGGCACGCCCGTGGAGATGTGGCCGGTACGCCCAGACCGGATGACCCCCGTCGAATCCAACACGGACTTCATTGCGGGCTACATCTACACCTCGCCCGATGGCGAGAAGGTTCCGCTGTTGCGTGAAGACGTGATCATGATCAGGACTCCGGCGCCGCTGGACATCTACCGCGGGCTCTCGGCGGTATCCGCCCTGGAATCGGACCTGGACGCGGAGCAGACCCAGTCCGCGTGGGCATCCTCGTTCTTCCGCAACTCCGCCCAGCCCGGCGGCGTGGTCAAGGTCGATCGGCGCCTGGGAGACGACGAGTTCGAAGAGATGGTCACCCGCTGGGCGCAACAGCACCAGGGCGTCAACAATGCGGGCCGGGTCGCCATCCTGGAACAGGCCGACTTCGTACCGCTGTCCTACAGCCAGAAGGACATGCAGTTCGTCGAGTCCCGCGGCCTGACCAAGCAAGCCATCCTGGACGCCTACGGCTTCCCCAAGTTCGGCCTCGGCGACGTGGACGATGTCAACCGTGCCACCGCTCAGGCATCGCTGGCACTCATGGCGCAGACCCTGACCGTGCCGCGCCTGGAACGGATCAAGGGCGCGCTAAACCATGAGTTCCTTCCGATGTTCGGGCCGGCCACGAAAGGGCTGGAGTTCGACTACGACTCGCCCGTCCCGCCGGACACGGAGACCGAGAACGCGACGCTGACCGCCAAGACCACGGCGTTCAAGACACTGATCGATGCCGGCGTCGATCCGGAAGAGGCCGCGGACGCGTGCGGTCTGCCCCGGATGACGGTGGAGAAGCCGGAGCCGAAGGTGGTTCAGGTCCCGGCACCGGTGCCGGCAGGAGGTGATCCGAATGCAGACTGAGCAGGATCCTCGTGACGAGCGCGAGGAGGAGAGTCTGCCTCAGCGCAACCCCGGCACGCACTGGACCGGACCGTCCGGCGAACACCGTCACGTCGAGGTGCCGCTGTCCGGGCGCACACTGACCAACATCCGCAACTGGCAACGGCTGGTCACGTGAGCAAGCTGCCGGCAGGTGTCTCGATCACGATCGCCGCGGCCGTCCGCTGGCCGATCGAGGCGGCCATGCGGTGGAAGGTCACTGGCCACAAAGATGACAACTGCTGCGATCCGTGCCGTAAGAACATCGGAACGTTGTACCGTAATCGATCATCGGCCTACGCGGACTATCCGGGCGGCCAGGGCTACATCAAGTGCGTGGGCGCGAAGTACGGCAACAAGTGCCGATGCAGGGTCATCAAGCGGAGGTCCGAGTGAAGCGCTGGTATTGCCGAGCACGTATGGCGCTGTTCCGTTCTCCGGTGAAGCTGACCACCTACAAAGTTGCCGATCCTGGCTGGCGTACTGGCTGGAATCGCTACTACCGAGGCACCCCGGACCAGAAGACGATCGGGGCCGGCGTCGTGCTCAATACGCGCTGCGTGTCTTTCAAGTGGAGGAACGCGTGAACAAGCGCCAGCGAGGTTTCATCTCCGCGCTCGCCCCCGCCATCAACTTCGCTCGCCAGCAGTGCCATGCCGCGGTGCCACGCGATTGGCGCGAGGTGACCGGTCTCGCCCTGCACGCTCGCATCTCCGCTGACACGCCGGCAGAACTGATGATCTACGGCGCCATCGGTGGTGGCCTCTGGATGGACGGCATCTCCGCGTCCGACGTGGCCGAGGCGCTCAAGGCTGCCGGCCCCGGACCTATCCATGCCCGGATCAACTCCGGCGGCGGTGATGTCTTCCAGGGCACGGCCATCTACTCCCTGCTTGCGCAGCATCCCGGTCACGTGGATGTGACCGTGGACGGCCTGGCCGCCTCAGCCGCTTCGGTCATCATGCTGGCCGGTGACACCATCCGCGCACCCAAGCATGCATTCGTCATGATCCATGATGCGATGACGATGCCGTACGGCAACGCCACCACACTGCGTCGCTCTGCCGATCTGCTGGACCAGGTGTCCGGCACGATGGCGGAAATGTACGCGGACCGGTGCGGCGAGGATGCCGAGTTCTGGCGCGAGGCGATGACCGTCAATGGCGAGGACGGCACTTGGTACAACGGCACCGAAGCACACGCCGTCGGCCTGGTGGACGAGATCCTGGCCATCACCGCGGGTGAGGATGAGGACGAAGAGGGCTATGTTGCACGCCGGCTGGACGGGTGGAGTTCGATGCTCCCCGCCCCGGCGCTGGCCTTCCTCGAGCAACACAAGCCCGCACCCGAAGAGACCACCACGCCGCCGGCGGTTGCGTGGGACAGCACCCAATTCCTCGAAATCATGAAGGGAGCCTTCCAGTGACCGCAACGGCACTGCCGAAGGACTCGGCGGCGTGGGAAGAGTACGTTCACTCGCTCGACACGCCCGAGAAGTTCGCCACGGCGATGAACGACAAGGAAGAGACCGGCTTCGCCGCTCACCTCAAGGCCTATGTCGCTACGCAGACCGCGGACACCGCGGAGCTGCAGAAGATGGTCCAGGCCGAGACCCAGGCCACGCTGACCGAGCTGCTCAAGAGCAACGGCCTGGGCAAGCCCGAGATCGCCAACGCCCGGCTGAACCTCTCGGCCGCAGGCAAGGGCAACCCGCTTGCCAAGGGCGCCGGCCTCAACGGCACCTTCGCCAACCTCGGCGAGTTCATCCAGGCCACCTGGCACAAGACCTCCGAGCGCAACCGAATGCCCAATGCCAAGACGCTGCAGGAGAAGGCCGGCATCCTGGCCGCCTACCAGGAGAAGGTCCCCTCGGATGGCGGTTTCTTGGTGCCGGAGGAGTTCCGGACCCAGATCGTCACCATGAGCCTGGAGACCGCCATCGTGCGCCCGCGCGCCGTGGTGATCCCGATGGGCACCAACACCCTCAGCTTCCCGACGGTGGACGCCACCAGCAATGCCAGCACCGTGTTTGGTGGCATCGTGGTCTACCGCACCGAAGAGGGTGCGGAGTTCGTCGAGTCCACGGCCAAGTTCGGCCGGATTAAGCTGGACGTGACCAAGCAGACCGCGCTGGCCTACGTCACCAACGAGACGATCAAGGACACCGGTGGCGCCCTGATCGGCTGGCTGAACGCCAACCTTCCGCAGGCGTTCGCCTGGTACGAGGATCTGGACTACCTGTCGGGTGACGGTGCCGGCAACCCGCTGGGCGCGCTACATGCGAACAACGGTGCCCTGCTGCAGATCAACGGCCGGACTGCCCAGGGTTCGGACACCATCGTCTGGGAGAACTTTCTGGACATGTATGCGCGGATGCTTCCGCAGTCGGTCGGCCGCGCCGTCTGGATCGTCTCGCCGGACACCTTCGTTCAGATCGCCACGATGGCGCTCACGGTCGGCACCGGCGGCTCGGCGGTGTGGATGCCGGACGCGCACGGCGCGCCGCAGCTCACCCTCCTGGGCCGTCCGGTGATCATGAGCGAGAAGGCGCCCGGCGTGCTCGGGGACACCGGAGACGTGAACTTCGTGGACTTCGGCATGTACTACATCGGCGACCGCGAGGAACTGTCGATCGAGACCAGCCCGCACGTGAAGTTCACCTCGGACCAGACCACCATCCGCGCGATCCAGCGCAACGATGGCCGGCCCGCGCTGCTCTCGGCGATCACCCCGCACAACAGCGGTCCCACGCTGTCCAGCTTCATCCAGCTCACCAGCACCAACCGCTAAGATCAGCACTGATCCGGCCTGAGATCTTGCGTACCCAGGCGCACCGACGATACGGGGTTCGAGTCCCGCATCAGGCCGGATCATCCATCCAGCCCGCACCCATCCGGGAGTAGGGCGAAGCAGGGAGACCCTGCAGATCGGAGCACCTCATGTACTCGGAAGGCCTTGGCCGTCTCTACGACGTGGTCAACCCCGCCGATGACGTCTACGTCAACCTCAAGAACTGCACCGGCGTCACCTTCATCGGCTTCGAGGTGGACGGCGCCACCGTGTTCACGCTCACCTTCGCCGCGGACTCCTCCGGCACGGGCGCGGTCACTACCGGCACGATTGATCACTACTACGGCAAGTCCAATGACACCGCCTCTGGCGTATGGCACCGGACGGCGGTTTCGCCGGCCAGCTACACCTTCACCGCGGCGGATGCCACGGAGGACACCGTGGCGATCGAAGTGTCCGCGGCCATCGCCCCGGACGGCAAGTACTGGGTGAAGTGCGGCGCCGATGGCTCCGGCACGGTCACCGCAATCCTGCACGACCTCTACCGTCAGCGTGCTCCGCAGAACCTGGCGAGCGTGGTCGCGTGACCGCGCTCAACTCCGGGACTGCGATCGCGCTCGGCGTGCTCGGCACGCCGGTCAAGAAGACGCAGACCATCGCCACCGAGACCAGGGACCTCTACACCGTCTCTGGCCTGGTGCTGGTTACCGGGATCGTCGGCAAGGTGACCACGGCGATGACCGTGGCCAACACCTTCAAGCTGGTGGCCAACCCGACCACGGGCACCTCCTCGGACCTGTGTGCGGCCACCGACCTGGGCACCACGGACACGCCGGCGGGCAACCTGCTGGGCATCACCGGCGCTCCGGCCGAGGTCATGTTCACCGGCATCGGCGCTGCGCAGCGTTTCCCCGTGACCGATCCGGCCGGCACCACTACCACGGTGATGACCGGTGGCGCGCAGGGCATCTACGTGGCCGCGGGCATCATCCAGGCCGTGGTGACCGGTACCAGTCCGGACGGCGTGATCGACTGGTGGATCACGTACATTCCGATCGAGACTGGCGCTACGGTCGTTGCGGCATAACGGACCGGGACAGGGGGTACCCCCGTTATCCCCTGTCCCCCTTCCGTAAGGAGTCACAGCATGCCCAAGAGTCACAGCTACGGCGCTTCCTACCCGTCCGGCGCGGTCATCGCGCACACCGGTGAGGTGCTCACCGGCCCGGACGAGGGCAACGATGCGCCGCGGATCGAGGACGCTTCCCGCCCCGGCGGTGCGGAGAACGCCACGCCGATCGATCAGGACAACCCGCAGGACGATCGCACGATCGCGGGCCGGCAGGAGCAGGACAAGCCGGAGCAGGACGAAGCGCCGGCCAAGGATGAGGAACCGGCCAAGCCGACCAAGCGCACCAGTCGTAGCCAGAGGTAAGGAAGCACCGTGGCCAATGCCGTGTTCCCCAAAGCGCTCGAAGGATTCATCAAGGGCGCGATCGACCTGGACACCGCGGTGATCAAGTGCGCCCTGGTGCGCGGGTACACCTACGACTCGACCGATGAGTTCGTGTCGGACGTGGTGTCCACCGGAACCCTGAACGGCACCAGCGCGGCATTGGCCTCGGTCACGGTCACCAACGGCGTCTTCGATGCGGCGGACACCACGTTGTCCGCTTCAGCCAGCGGCACCGATCACAGTCTGCTGATCTTCCAGGCGTCCGCGGTCACCGGTGGCGCTGATGTCGCGCAGTCCAGCCAGCGCGTGATCGCCTACTGCGATACCGGTACCGGTCTGCCGATCCAGCCGGGTACCGGCACGGTCAATGTCACCTGGGACAACGGCACCAATAAGATCTTCAAGCTGGGCTGATCGGCATGACTGCGCCGGCCTACGGCACGTCCGGGACATACCGTGCGGCCACCGGCAGTACGGGCAGTTTCGCCGTCCCCGCGTCCGTGGCTGCGGGGGACATCATCATCGTGGTGTTCTACCTGGATGTCGCGGGCACCACCGTGACCGGGATGCCGACCGGGTTTGCGCACGTGGACGGCTCCCCGGTCACTGCGGTGGCACCGTTCAACCACTCGCTGATCATCGCCGGTAAGCGGGCGACCGGCGCCGATGCCGGCACCTACGACTTCACCTTCTCGTCCAGCCAGTACCACGAGGGACAGGCGCACCGGTTCACCGGCGCCCTGGCCTCCGGCACGTTCGTGGACACCCCGTCCGGCACAGCCACCGACTCAGCAAGCAGCGGCACCACGCCGGCGGTCAGCATGACCACGGCAGGCGCTGATCGGCTGGTGCTGCACTGCGCCACCTGCTGGGCCGGCGGCACCTGGACGGCGCCGTCCGGATACACCAAGCGCCAGCAGGGCGGGGCAGGCCTGGCCACTCTGGCCGATCTGGCGCAGGCCGTGGCCGGCTCGACTGGTTCGGTCACCGCCACGATCTCCAACGCGGACAAGCGTGCGGCCTGGATCGGCGCTCTCATCCCCGCCGCGTCCGAGCAGACGATCACGCCGGACGGTACGGCGGTCACGGTGGCGCTCGGCTCGCCGACTGTTTCGCAGACCCTGACGGTGGTGCCGGACGGAACCGCCGTGACCAGCACCCTTGGTTCGCCGGCTGTTTCGCAGAGTTTCACGGTGGCGCCGTCCGGGATCGCCACATCCGTGACGCTCGGCTCGCCTACGGCGGCCATGGCCGCGCCCAGTTTCGACTGCACGGTGGACGGCATCGCGGTTGCCGTGACGGCAGGGGAGCCGACTCTCTCGTTCACGGTATCGCCAGGATCCTGGGAGACGCTCTCGGCCATCGCGCGGGAGGCGCGCGTGGACCATGAGCGGAATCAGGAACGCGCCCGGAATCCGATCGACTGCCCGGAGCACGGCTGGCCGCTCGAGCGAACCGGTCGCGGTCTGCACTGCATGTTTGGCGGGCACGTGGTGCGCTGAGATTGCTAGGCTGGTAGCCGCATTTTCCATGGAGCTGGGGAACGCAGAGGATGCCGCCCGAGGTGACGACGGGGCGGCATCCTTTTTTTTCCGATCACGGCATGTACGATCATGGCCAACTCGTCCCGCGCAGAAAGCAGCCGCGAGCATGGTCGATGCCGAAGTGCCCTACTGCATGCGCCGCGCCGTGCAGCGTGAACTGAACTACGCGGACAACTTCCGCATCAACCGGCGCATCGACTCCAAGATCTTGCAGGCCTCGCGGGACGTGGAAGGCCTCTGCCACCGCAAGTTCTACCCGGTCACCGATACCCGGTCCTTCGATCTGCCGGAGACCGATTCGCTCTGGCTGTACCAGCACGAACTGACCAGCGTGGAAGCGATCGTCTCCGGTGACACGGCCATGAGCGCCGCGGACTACATCCTGCGCCCGGAGTCCGGTCCGCCGTACACCTGGATCGATGTCGATTACTCCGGCCAGACCGGGTGGCAGGCCGGCAACACTTGGCAGCGCTCGATCGCCATCACCGGCGATTTCGGATATCCGGTCACCACGAGCAATCCGACCGTGCTCGCCTCTTCTCTGTCCGCCCTGGCCGGCACGCTGACCGTGGACAGTTCTGCGGATGTTGGCGCGGGAGCGCTGATCCTGATCGGCGATGAGCGGATGATCGTCACAGACGAAGAGCTGATCACCACCACGGCCACGATCACCGCGGACATCACGGCGAACAAGGCGGACATCGTGATCTCGGTGAGCGATGGCAGCCTACTCGACCAGGGCGAGCTACTCGCGATCGGCGGGGAGCGTATGTTCGTCGAATCGATCAGCGGGAACACGGTAACGGTCAGCCGGAGTCAGAACGGATCCACGCTCGCAGCGCACACCAATGGCGCCACCATCTACGCGCCGCGCCGGCTGGAGGTGGCGCGCGGTCAGTGCGGCACGGACGCCGGCGAACACGATGCGGACGACACGGTCACCCTGCTGTCTCCGCCCTCGCTGATCAGTGAGTACGTGCTGGGGTTGACGTGTGCCGCGCTCGAGCATGGCTCCTCCGGCTTCGCACGCAGCGCAGGATCCGGCGAGTCGCAGCGCCAGTCGGACGACCGTGGCCTGTCTGCCCTGGCCGACTCGGTATACGCACGGTACGGGCGCAAGGCACGTAGCCGGGCGGTGTGCTGATGCCCGTTTCCGGCCCGTTCTTCGCGCCCAACATCGACAACGTGGTAAATGCCGGCGTGAAGGCGATCGAGCGCAAGGTAGCCGCAGAGGGTGAACGGCGCGTGGGTGACTACATGCGCCGTTTCTTCAGGCATCCGACGCCGCGCTACTGGCTGCATGTTCTGGCCAAGCCGCGTGCGGACTACCACGTGGTGACCGATGGCGGGATCGTGTACGGCCCTTGGCTGGACGGTTCGGGCTCTCGGAACCGGACCACGCGATTCAAGGGCTATCGGCACTTCCGGCTGACCAGGCAGGAACTGAACACGCCCAAGAAGATGGCCTTCATCGTGGATCCGGTGGTCCATGACATCTGTAAGGTGCTGAACGGATGATCACGGCAGGCGCCCTGATCAAGGCCGTGGCGAGCGAGGCACTGGCCAGCGGATGGTTCGACACGGTCAACGGCATGGAGCCCAAGAGCGCCCCGGCGGATACCGGTCTGACCGCGGCGGTCTGGGTCCAGACGCTGGCGCCGGTCCCCGCACAGTCCGGCCTGAACTCCACGTCCATGTTGTTCACGGTGTCCGTGCGCATCTACGGCAGCATGATCGCCGAGCCGCAAGACATGATCGATCCAACCATGATGGGCGCCGTGGACGTGCTCATGGAGGCCTACACCGGAAACTTCTCGCTGGGTGGCCTGATCGAGTCGATCGATCTGCTGGGCCGGGCCAGTGAGGGACTGCGCGGGGATGCAGGCTACGTCTCCATCGACAACAAGATGTTCCGGGTCTTCACGATCACGGTGCCGATGATCGTCAACGATGTGTACAGCCAGGAGCGGACGTGACCAAGAGCAGTGGACTCGGCGATTACTTCCTGGTGGACGGCTACGATCTGTCCGGGGACATCGGCGCTTTATCCAGCATTCACGGCGGGCCGGCAGCTCTGGCCGTGACCGGGATCAACAAGCTGGGCGTTGAGCGCGTAGGTGGCGAACGGGATGCGGCCATCGAGTTCCAGGCCTGGTTCAACGATGCAACAGCGCAGGCGCACCCGGTACTGTCCGCGCTACCCACCACGGACCGTTACGCGAGCTATCTGCACGGCCAGGCGCTGGGCAATCCGATGGCGTCCTGCCTCGGCCTGCAGATCGACTACGGTCTGGATCGGGCGGGGGACGGCGCATTAACTGTTGCATCATCGGTACAGTCCGATGGTTATGGACTGGAATGGGGAATCCAGGCCACGCCCGGATTGCGCGCGGACACCACGGCCACCAACGGGAGCAGCATCGACAACACTGCTGCCACGAACTTCGGACTGCAGGCCTACCTGCACGTGTCCGCATTCACCGGCACCAGCGTGACCGTCAAGCTGCAGGACTCCGCGGACAATTCCTCCTGGTCGGATGTGACCGGAGGTGCGTTCACCGCGGCGACCGCGCGGGGGGCACAGCGAATCGCCACGGCGAACAACCTCACCGTACGGCGGTACCTGCGCGTAGCAACTTCCGGCACCTTCTCGGCCGCAACGTTCGTGGTCCAGGTGGTCCGCAACGAAACCACGGTGGCGTTCTGATGCGCGCCCCGTTGAACCGTTTCCAGCCGGCTGGCCCGATTGGCGCCTACAAGACCTATGCGATCAAGGCACCGCTGTCCACGCATTGGCGTCCGGCCACCTGCGCCGAGGTCGAATGTGAGTACTGGAGCAACGGCTGGAAGACCATCGTGCCGGCCATCAGTGATCACGCGGACTACATCCGTACCGGGCAGACAGGACGCAGCTTTACCGAGCGCCCGGGTGGCGCCGGCCTCGCCGAGTTCTGCTTCCCGGCCGGTCAGTCATGCTTCCGCTCCAGTGAGCATCGGGTACCGCTGGAGCGTGATCCGGTCTACCTCGTACGTGACGGAGACTGGCGCGGCAATCCGACCGGGCGTAGCCGGCAGCACGCGCGCCCGGAGTACTGGGTCGAGGACTTCGGTGAGAACCAGCAGGCCATTGCCGACGAGAAGAAGAGAGGTTAGATCATGGCCAAGGAATCCGGCATTGGCTGGACCACGTTCTCCGTGGACGACTCGGGCGGATCGGTCTGCGCGATCGTCAACGATGTCACGCAACTGCAGTTCGCCACGCCACGCGCCGTCCAGGACGTGACCGGCCTGGACAAGTCCGCCATCGAACGCCTGCTTCTGCTGGCCGACTTCACGGTCACGCCGCAGGGTGTGTTCAACGACGCGGCCAGCAAGAGCCACGCCGTATTCAAGACCGTACCGTCCACCAGCGTGGCCCGTACGGTGACGATCGCCGTGTCCGGCAACACACTGGCCTGCGAGACGCTGTTCACGGACTACCAGCTCAACCGTGGCCAGGACGGCTCCCTGACCTGGACGGCTCCCGGCTCCCTGGCCGATGGCTCCGTCCCCACGTGGAGCTGATCACATGGGATATCAGGCGCGAGGAAAGGTCTATGCGCTCAAGTTCGAGGCCTTTGACGGGCTCGAGGTGCGCGCGGCCACGTGCTCGCTCGGCCAGCTCCTGAGCGTAGGCGAGGAGATCGACCGGGCACGCGCCGGCGCCGGCCTCGGCGAGGTGCGCGATCTGACCGCGTTGTTCGACTCCAAGCTGCGGTCCTGGAATTGCGAGGACGAGAACGAGGAGCCGATCTCGATCGCGGACGGGGTCTGCTCACTGGACGCCGACGTGGCGCTGAACATCGTCCTGGCCTGGTGTGACGTGATGACCTCATTCAAGCTGGATCACGACCTGGGAAAAGACTCGACCGCTGGCGATATGTCGGCGGTGGCATCGATCCCGATGACGGCAGCCTGATCACCAAGCCGACCGAGCTGGCCCATGCTGAAACGATCATCGGGCTGTGTGATCGCTGGCATAAGTTGCCCGAAGAGATCATGGCCATGGACGCGGATGGCATCAGGCTTCTTGAAATCTTGAAGCGCGGACACCCGGAGAAAGAGGTGAGTGAAGATGAATGAGGTCGTGATCGTCGTCAAGGCGAAGAACGACACCAAGGGCGTCTTCGACCTCATCCGCCGTGATGCCCGCAACCTTGGTGACGACATGGCGGTCGATGTCACCGAGAAGTTCACCACCAGGCTCAAGCGCGAGGCAGGCAACGCCGGCGGGGACATCGGCCGTGCTGGTGACACAGTAGGTGACACTATCGGCGCCCGGGTCGCTGAACGGATCGCCGAGCATGTCAAGGTGGATGTAAACGAGCGGATCAAGAGCGGCAACACCACCAACCGGGACCGCACCACGATCAACAATGGCAAGGGTGGGGACTCGGACCGGGACCGGGTCCACGTCAAGGTCGATGTGGACGTGGACAAGCAGAGTCTGTTGCAGCGCCTGTCTGCGTTCGGCAAGGAGGCCGGGGAAAGATTCTCCGACTCCTTCGGCAGTGTCATGTCCACGTTCTTCTCCGGCGACTTCATCACGCTGATCATCAAGGCGGTGGTTGCGGGCGGGCTCGCGTTCGGCCTGGCCGGCGTGCTGGGCGCGGCCATCAGCAGTGCCATCCTGGTAGCTCTCGGTGGCGCCGCGGTAGGCGCCGGCATCGCTTCGGCGATCAAGTCCAGTCCGCACATCCAGAAGGCGCTGGGTGAGACGAAGTCCCACTTGATGGACATGTTCTCCGGGTTCGGGAACAGCTTCAAGGGACCGCTGCTGGACTTCCTGCAGCAGTTCAACCGGCTGATGGACCAGTTGAAGCCGACCATCGACGAGATCGGCAAATCGTTCGGCCCGGTAGCGGGCGATCTCGGCCACGGGATCATCGGCTTCCTGCAGAACGCCATGCCCGGCATCCTGCGCGCAATGGACGCGGCCAAGCCGTTGATCGAGACGCTGGCTGCCAACATGCCGGCCATCGGCGATGCGATCGGCCGGTTCTTCGATCGCATCAAGAACTCGGCGCCCAACGCCAACGAGTTCTTCAATGACCTGCTGCACGTCATTCCGCTGATCATTCGCGGCGTGGGGTTCTTGATCCAGGTCTTCTCGGAGATGTACCACATCACCCGGTTGATCTTCCTGAACCTGACGGTCATGGCTGCGGACTGGGCGGAAGCGATCATTGGTGCGGCCAGGATCGCTCTGGGCTGGATCCCTGGCTGGGGAGCGAAATTCGACCGGGCGGGGGAAGCTGTTGCTCGTTTCAAGAAGAAGGCAACCGACGCCCTGAACGCCGTTCCGAACCGGAAGGACATCTATATCCAGGTACACGTGGCCGGCCTGGGCGTGATGAATGCTGCGCTGGACGCCATCAGCCTGTTGCGCAGTAGGGGCATGAAGGCCGCGGGTGGCATCGTGGGTGCCGCGTCCGGCGGTATCCGCTCCGGCCTCACCTGGGTTGGTGAGCATGGTCCCGAGCTGGCCGAGCTGCCAGCCGGCTCACGGGTGTGGTCCAACCCCGATTCGATGCGGATGGCATCCGGTCGCAGTGGTGGCCAGCCGATCCTGGTCCAGTTGGTGCTGGATGGCATGGTCCTGGCGCAGCAATTGCTGGATCCGCAGCGTGAGATCGTGCGCCGCAAGTACGGCGGCAACGTTCAAACGGCGATGGGCTCCTGATGGCCTGGCCGTACGATGCGGTGACGCCGATCAAGCAGGAGCTGTACATCGATGGTGCCTGGGTGGACATCACCGACGACACCAGGGGAGATGACAAACCTGTCATCATCCAGCGCGGATACTCGTCCGCCCAGGCCGGCGTGAGTGCCGGCACGGTCGCCTTCTCTTTGAACAATGCAGATGGCAAGTACAGCCCGCGCAATCCGCTCAGTCCGTACTACGGTCTGCTACCCCGCAATGTGCCACATCGCTGTTCGATCACGCTGGACACCACCAGCCTGCGCCTGACCGATACCTCTGTGACCTCGACCGGCGTATATGACGGCGCACGGGCGTGGACTGCGGACAAGGCCAGTCTTGACATCACCGGTGACATCGATATGCGCATCGATGCCGAGGCGGACGACTGGTACGGCCGGATGGGCCACATCCTGGCCGCGAAGTACGTCACCACCGGCAATCAGCGCTCCTGGCTGTTCGGCACCACACCCCTGGGGTATCTACGATTCGCGTGGTCCACGGACGGCACCACCACGAACCGGATCGTCATCACGTCCACCGAGACGATCGAGGCGCGAGGCCGGCAGGTGTTCCGGGTGACGCTGGACGTGAACAACGGCGCCGCGGGCAATACGGTGACCTTCTATACCGGGGACGCGGTGGGCGGCACGTTCACGCAGCTTGGCGATCCCGTGGTCACGTCCGGCACCACCAGTATCTTCAGCTCGAGCGCGAACCTTGAAGTGGGCACGATCGACAACGGAGGCGCGCGCGGTATCACCATCGGGGGTACGGACACCGATCCATTCACCGGAAAGATCTACGTCTATCAGCTCCGATCCTCGATCGGTGGCACGGTGGTGGCGACCATGGACGCCACGGCGCAGGCGCGGGGCACCACCACCTGGGCCGATGGTGCCGGCTCGCCGAACACCTGGACCCTGGAAGCGTCTGCGGAGATCACCGATGCTGATTACCGTTTTCACTCGGAGATCTACGAATTTCCCCCGGAATGGGATCCATCGGGCAATGACGTCTATGTCAGAATCAATGCCTCAGATGTGGTAGAGCGACTGACCTCCGGTGAAAAGCCACTGAAGTCTCCGATCTTCCGGAACCTGACTCGGTACACCCTGGACGGCTACTGGCCGATGGAGGATGACTTCACCTCCACCACACAGATCGGCGCCTACGCCGGCAGACCCGGCTACGTCACCAGCGGGGCATTCGGCACGGCCACCGACCTGCCCGGCACAGCAGGAGCGCTCACCTTCACCGATGACACCGCGTACGCGTCCGGCCAGGAGCTGAGGCCGGCGGCAGCCACGGGGACGAGTTTCGCGCTCTGGTACTTCAAGATGAACGTGATCCCCGGATCATCGGTGGAGTTCTTCGCCTCCTACTACTCAGGCGGCACGGTCTACAAAGCCACGGTCAACTGCGACGCCACCACGTACACCCTGAACATCCGGGATGCATCCGGCGCGGCCCTGGCCACCAGCGTCTCCGGATTCGGTACCGGCGCCGAGCCTGATCAATGGCTGGCCATGCGGTTGAAGATGACCCAGTCCGGCGGCACGATCAATTGGGAGTGGGCGTGGTACCCGGTCGGCGGGGCCGTGCTCTACGGCCAGTCCGGATCCTTCTCCGGTACTTTCGGCCGCCCCTGGCGCTGGATCTCCTGGCCGTATACCGGGAAAACCAACCTGCTGCTGGCGCATGTTGCGCTCGCCCGGGAGGATCTCGATTTCGAGGGCGCCGATTTCGTCGGCTCGACCAACGGCTACATCGCCGAGACGGCCAGGCGCCGCGCGATCCGGCTGTCTGCCGAGGAGAACGTCCCGTTCTGGTGGATCGGCGCGCAGACCATCGACAGTGACGATGCCTCACCACCGATGGGCGCCCAGGGACTGCTGACTTACTCGGACCTCATGCAGGAAGCGGCAGCCACCGACGGCGGGATCATGTATGCACCGCGGGACAAACTCGGTCTGTGCATCCGCTCCTACTACTCGATGCTCAATCGCGACTATCCCAGCCTGGATTACAGCAGCAAGCATCTGTCCGGCCGGCTGACCCCGCGCGAACTGCGTGACATCAAGAATGATGTGACGATCACGCGCGCGGGCGGCACGTCTGGTCGCGCGGTCGAGGCGGAGGGTCCGAACGGCACCACGCTGGCCGGCACCTATGACGTGAGCATCCCGCGCAGCGTCGCGGCCGATGACCAGCTGGTGCCGATGGCGGAGCGCGAGGTGTTCTTCGGCACCTGGAACGAACTGCGTCAGACCACGATGCAGGTCGAACTGCATCGTGCGCCCCTGCTGGCCGACACCGATCTGAGTGCCGCGGTGGCGACGCTGGATATCGGTACGCCGGTGGCGATCGAGAATCTTCCGCTGTACGCCGGCGGCCCGGACGATGCGATCTGTCAGGTGCTGGGTTATGCAGAGACGCTGCATAACCTGATGCGGACATTCGTATTCAATACGGTTCCATACGGGACGTATCTGGTGGGCACCTACGGCACTGCGGGCCGCCGGTATGCGGCGAAGTTCACCACGTTGAAGACGAGCATCGACGACAACGACACGTCGCTGACCTTCACGATGTCCGACACGCGGGAGACCTGGGACACCACCAGCGAGCCCTATGATGTGATCATCGCGGGGGAGCGGATGACCGTGACCAGCATGGGCGCCCTGGCCGGTAGCGACCAGACGGCCACCGTGACCCGCGGGGTGAACGGCATCAGCAAGTCGATCAGTGCGGGTGAGGTTGTTCAGATCTGGATGCCGGCCCGGTATGCCATGAAGCCAGGAGGTCCGGCATGAGTCCAGCGGTCGGGGGTTACGTCTACGACACCGATCTTGACGATCTGGATCGGGTGGTGTTCGTGGAAGGGGTGGGCGCTACCGCGGATTCCTCGGCGATCGGCAGCACGGAGACGGTGGTACTCACCGTACCCAGCACCACGTACAAGGCGAACACGGCCTACCGCATCGAGTTCGCCGGCACCGTGAGCGTGAGCGTGGCGGACAACTCCCCGAACATCAAGTTCCGGAAGACCAACAACGCCGGTCAGCAGTTCTGTAGCACCTTCACCACCTGCCACACGATCACCGTCGGGTACGGGGCTCGGACCGAGGCCTATTTCCAGGTGGGTGCCGCGGACGTGACCGCAGTGATCGTGATGACGCTGACCGGTTCGGGCAGCTACAACGCCAAGATGGTGGCATCTTCCACCTCCCCAGGCACGCTCAATGTCTTTAAGGTCGGGCCGGCTGCGAACTACACCTTCGCACCGACGCTGGTCTGATCGGGAAGGATGATCGCATGGCTGACTGGATTCTCATCCCGTGCCTGAGGGCGTTGTTCGCTGAGTTCGACAAGATCGCCCCGTCCCGTGATCATGCCTCGGACGGCTCGATCGGCGATACCGCGCACCAGGAAACCGAGTCCGACCACAACGCGGACGAGACCGGCAACGTGCCGATCCACGATGCCGATCACGTCAACGAGGTCCACGCGATCGACGTGGACAACACGTTGCGCCGCGATGACCTGACCATGGAGATGGTCGTCCAGTTCCTGCTCGCGCGTTGTCGGTCCGGCGCCGAGAAGCGCCTACGGTACATGATCTACAACAAGCGGATCTGGTCTGCCTCGTCCGGCTGGGTACAGAAGACCTACACGGGCGCAAGTCCGCACACCGAGCATGCGCACTTCAGTGCTTCCTATGACACCAATCTGGAAGCGTCCACGGCATCGTGGCATCTGGTCGAAGAGTTTGGAGACGGCATGAGCAGCGCCGATGTGGTTCAGGGCAACAAGGACTACGACGCGAAGTACCGGCAGGGCGACAGTCCGGATGGTGTGAACTGGTACGGCAACGCCACGGGTGTGGCCGTCTGGGACAACCAGTACATGCCGAACCCGATTTCCGGCGGCAAGACCCAGGGTTACCGCCTGCTCGGGGACCTCGCCACTCAGATCATGCTGGTCAAGAAGGATCTCGCCGAGCTGGCCGGGAAGGACTTCACCGACGAGGCCGCCATCGTTCAGGGCGTGCTCACCGGCCTGGCCGGCGCGGACGGCGCGGCGGAGACGATCGCCGACGCGGTGGTAGCGGCACTCCCCGCGGACCTGGCCACGGACGTGGCCAATCAGATTCTGGCCAAGCAGGGACAGGCCATGGTGGATGCTGCGGAGACGCCGTCCTGATCTGACCGCGCGGATACTTGTCACTGCAATCGTAGGGCGGATCATGAGTGATCATGCGGCCTGGACTTCCCACCCTCATCCGCGACGCGGCGGCGTGGATCGGCGGCTGGATTCTGATGTTCAAGCAGGCCGGCGTGTTCTTCGATCCGCCTACCCAGGTGAACGACACGATCATCTGGGCCGCCGCGGCACTAATCGGAGTACCCGGGGTCATGCAGATCTGGCAGGCCCGGTATGGCGTCACTACGGAAAAATCCGGATTGCCGCCTCAACAGCCGGAGTCCTCGCAATCATCGCCTGGCGCGCCCTAGGCTCCTGAGCCATGACCGAACGTCGATGGCTACGGCGCTGGTATCCGTGGCTGATGGTCGTCCTGATGGCCGGCAATATCGTGCTGACCGCGGTACTGGCCACCACACTGACCCGGCGCACAATCGATGCCGATCGGCGTGCCCAGCTCGCCGAAGCACAGCAGAACCTGGCCAAGCTGTGCGATGTGATCGTCAAGCAGGAAAAGAAGTTACGCGATGACGGCACGCAGGCCGGCCTGGATGCGGCGCAGGCGTGGCATGATCTTGGCATGTTGTATCGATGCTACAAGGAGTGATCATGCCGAATCCGATCAACGCCGGCCCTGCTGGTGACGGCTCCCGCAGTCTGGCCAAGGAGAGCAAGGCCGGGATCTTCGTGCAATTTGCACTCACCGTGCTGGCTACCGGCGCGCTGGGCTGGCTGGCCAACCTGGATACCTCGCACTGGTCCGGCTGGTGGGCGGCCACTGCGCTGTATGCCGTGAGTGCCGCGGGCGGCCTGCTGACTGCCTGGCTCAAGAAGAATCGCAGCTAGGATCAGCAAGGATCCCCGGCGCCGATGCGGCCGGGGATCCCCTGTGTGCAGCTCAGTGCGTAGTGACCCGGACCACGACCGTGGTGCTGTGATGATGATGCGCCCTGGCCACGCCCAGCGTGAAGACCACCAGGACGACCAGCAGCAGCGCAGCCAAGGAGGGTGTGGATAGCGCGGCCAGCGCCCAGCAGGCCAGGCCGGCCAGCAGGGAGAACACGAACAGGATCACGCCCGCGATGATGGCCGGCCTGATCCACGCCGGCGCAGGTGGCCGGAGCGGAATGACGCGCAGTTCATAATGCTCGGCCGCGGGGTTCCATTGCGGCGCGCGATCCACGACGCGCAGGTATCCCTGGCGTTCCAGCTTGCGGGCACGGGCCAGGAGAGCATGCCGGCTGGCGGGGGTTGCCGCCATGATCTGTGGCAAGGGCTCAGCGCGGACGATCTCCGCGGGCACTCTCATGACCACTCCGCCTTCTTTTTTCCGCCGACCAAGCCGGCCTCATGCAGTCCGGGATGATTCAGCTCCCGCGTGCACAGCCAGGTGCGCACGATCCGCTGGCCGGTATTCGGCTCCTTGCCGACTGAAGTACAGACACGGGAGTGGGCCGGGACCGGAGAAGTTTCCGGGAACGGCCAGGCGTAGATCTTCATCAGCGAAGCCACGCGACACCTCCAAGCACGACGGCCAGGCAGGTGAGCGCCATGGCCAGTTTGACGATGCGGTAGGTGCCGGAGAGTTCCTGGTAGCGATGCTGACTTTCCGGGAACCGGTCACGGTCGGCCCGCTGGATGGCCTGCAGTACCTGGCCGGCCTTGCGGCGCCGCGGGTTCTTCTGCACGTTGTAGCGGGGGCGCGTGGCCCAGATCAGCATCGTCTCCAGGGAGAGCGTGATCCAGTCGAAGCCGAGCCACCAGGGCAGCTCGAGCGTGCGGCGCCGGATGATCAGATCGGCCCAGGGCTTTCCGCCTGCACACCCCTGATGCCGTGTGCAACGGCCGGAGTGGCAGTCATCCCGCATGTTGAGATTCCGGCTCTTGCCGGCGTATCCCCACTCGCTGCCCGGATGCATGTGACGGCGGGTGCGGTAGAGGTATATGCCGGGGTGCGCGTAGCGGCGTTTCCAGGTGGTGAACATCAGCGCCGCGGCCCTCGCTTACCTATCGGCGCGCCGAGACGTAGAGCACGCTGGTGGCGCTGCACGGTACGCAGATGCAGCCGGAGCACCTCGGCGATCTCTCGCGCGTACAGACCGGTCTCGGTGAGCCGGCCAATGCGCGCGCGGCGAGCGGCTACGCCTTCCGGGGTGGTATCGATCATGGTTCCTCGTTTGCGGTGAGGGGTCAGTAGCGCCCCGGGCCAGAGACCCTTTCTCTGTTCGTCCAGCCCGGGGCGCTTTATGCCTCTAGCATAGCTAAGAGGTAGACGAACGGCCAGTACGTCTTTCGGGTGGAGTTTCCAGGCCGTCCGGCTCCTTCACCTGAAAATCGTGTTCCCGTAGCTCCTGGGCATTGCGGCGGAGTCTCGCCACGGTCCGCGCCCAGTTGGCCGGCCTCATGTCCCGCCAGGACGGCGGATGGTCAGCGCTCAAGAGGATCCAGTCCCTCGGGCGGATCGGTCAGCAGGATGTTGGTGATCGCCATGGCTGCGGAGAAGTGCGCGGTAGCCACCTGCGCCATGGCGTTCACGTTCGCCACGGCCACATCCATGATCCCTTCCAGATCGGGATCCGGGGTACCGATCATCATCCCTATCACCTTCAGCGCCTGGGAGAGCGCCGTCTCCCCCTCCTGCACGTGCGCGCGCGCCTGCTCGACGCTGATCCCCTGTTCACTCATGGCCACACTCTAACGTATGACGTATACGGAATACGTCATGTACCGTAGGCCGAGTGCCCCAGAACACCGCTCCTCTGATCAGTTGGCACGGCGAGCACGCCCGCCTGCCACTACCCGCACGCATCTTCGGCCGTTACTTCATCACCGGCCAGGAGCTGCGCGGCCCCGGCGACAACGCCACCTTCCTGCATCGCGCCACCGTGGACTACCGCGCGCGCCCATACACCCGGCTGACCGGACCGAAATGGCAGCGCCTGGCGCGCCGGCATGCCGTGATCACGATGCCCGTCCTGATCGCGTTGCTGTCCTGGAAGGTGGCTGTCTGCTACCTGGCTGTTCTCCTGGTGGCATTCGCGAGCTGGGCGGCCCGCCGCGGCTGGCGGGCATGGCGTGAACGCGCCACCCGCAAGGAATGGTCACAGCCCGCCGCGCAGGTGCTGTGCTCGCTGATCGGGCGCAAGTACACCCGGCGCCGCGCCGCGGAGATGATCTACGTTCCGCGCTCCTGGCCGGACGGCGAGGCCGTGATCACGATGCCAGCCGGGACGGCGCTATCGCCCCGGCTGAAAGAGCAGATCGTCCGCAACCTGAGCGCCCGGCTCGGCCTCAAGCAGGCCTCCGCGGACTGGCGCGAGGCCGGCACCCAGATCACCCTGCATCTGAAGAACATGCCGTTGCCACCGGCTCGGGTGGAGTTCACGGACCTGTTGGACAAGATCAAGGAACTGCCCGACGATCAATGGCTGGCCGGCGTCAAAGCCGGTGGCGGCCTGGTGACTTGCTCGCTGTCCGAAGATTCTCCGCACATCCTGATATCCGGTGCGTCGCGCACGGGCAAGACCGTGCTGGTGCGCTCCCTGGCCGTGCAGCGTCTTCTGCGCGGTGACGGGATCATCATCACCGACCCCAAGCGCTTCTCGCACTGGCGCTGGGCCGGCGGTGGCAAGCTCGGCAAGGAACAGATGATCTACGCCTACCGGGATGCCGATCTGCATGAGACCTGGCTGGCCGTCGGCGAAGAGATCGCCCGGCGGATCGAACTGCCGGAAGAGAAGCTCGAGCAGCAGCGCCGGGTGTTCGTGGTGGTCGAGGAAGCCAACGTCCAGACCAAGAAGCTGGCTCGTTACTGGCGCGGCCTGCGTAAGCAGATCATCACCGCAGCCAAGCAGGCGCAAGCCGACGAGATGGATTTCGACCCCGCGGACCTCGATCCGCCCATCCAGTCGCCGGCCATCGTGGCCATGCAGGAGGCGGTTTGCATGGGTGCCGAGATCCGGCTGCATGTCGTGGTGGCTGCACAGCGAGCCAGTGCATCGATCTTCGGTGGCAATGGCGGGGACATCCGGGAATCGTTCGGCGGTGGCCGCTTCATCGCCCGATGGGATCGCAAGCTCTGGAAAATGCTCGTGGACACGATCGCCTACGTGGCTTGTCCGGAGGGTGGCCGCGGACTATGGGGTCTGGCCAGAGGTGAGGATTTCGAGATCTTCCGGACACTGCTGCTGGAAGAGGCCAAAGCCACGAAGCTGGCCACGGAGGTGGCCATGGCCACGACCGGTCCGGTACTTGGTGGCCAGCGCCGTGGCCAATCCGTGGCTAGTCATGGCCAAAATGGCCATGGCCATACTGCCGTGGCCACGGAGGCCAGGCCGGCCATTGGCCAGGCGGTCACGCTGGCCGATGCCGTGGCCATGCTTCCTGGCCAGGACGGCCCGATGGCCATCTCCCTGGCCACGCTGCGCCGTGCGGCCACCAAGAGCGCGGGATTCCCCGAGCCGCTACCGAAGGAGGGTGGGTACGGTCCGACCGAGGCGCGGCTGTACGACCTGGGCGCCCTGACTTACTGGCGTGAACATGTTCAGGCAGGGGCGTAAGCGGTTGGGCGTATGCGCCTTGAGCAGGCAATAGGGGCACCTGAGGGCTTAAGCCCTGTAGGATGATCCCCAATCCAATCAGCGGTGATGGGGATATGCAACGGCCCGGGATCTCCTCCATGATCCCGGGCCGTTACTTGCTTCCTGGTCAGGCGCTCCCTCCGCTGGTGGGCGTGCCGCAGACGATGGAGCGCCAGCGCCGGACAACGCGATCGCTCTTGCCGAAGTGGGCGGCCAGCAGGGCGTCCACGTCCTTCTTGCCGATCTGCGCAGGATCCCAGGCCAGCAGCAGGGTACGCGCCTCATCCGGAACACCCGTGGCCACCGGCACGGGCCGCGGGTTGACGTAGCGCTCGGCCTGGGCGGCCAGCTCCTGGCCGGCGTCCCGGATGGCCAGATCGTGGCCACGACCCCAAGCGTCCAGCTCGCTGGCCAGTGTGGCCGCGTACTCCTCGGACAGCGGTTGCGTGGCCATGGCCAGATCGTCGTGGCCAGTGTGGCCATTGAAGGCGGCCTCGGATTCGGCCACGTCGGCCTCGGTGGCCACCGGCCCTGTCCAGCTGGCCACACTTTGGCCAGCTTCCGTGGCCATGGCCAGATGGCCAGTGGCCACGCTCTGGCCATCAGTTTTGGCCATGGCCACGTGGCCACGAACGCGGCCGGCCAGGATCAACGCCGTGGCCATGATGGCCAGCAGGTCGATGGCCAGTGGCCAGAGTGTGGCCACGTCTGCGGATTGGCCACGACTGGCCATGAAGTCGTGGCCATGGGTCCAGGAGGTGCGCATGGCCACACCCCCGATGGCCAGCGTGGCCAGCCAGCGCACCACCTGAATATGCCAGGGCTGGCCGATCCAGATCCGGGACACGAACATCTCGACCATGAGCAGCACGATGGCCGGCGCGGCCACGGCCGTGATCACGTCCCAGATGTCCAGGGCTGGGCCGCGGACGGTCATGGTGTCCACGACGTTGTACATGATCGAGAGTCCGGCACCGGCGGCCAGCGCCACGTAGGCGATGCCGGCTGTCCAGAGTTTGCCGATGGTCGTCATGCCTGCCCCCGATCCGCATGATCCGCGGCGTACTCCACCGCATCGTCCATGCCGTCATAGCGCTCGGTCCAGCCGCAACCGCCTTCGGCCCATCGGCCGGGGTGCTCGGCGCACGTCGCGATAACCTGATCGTCCTCCTCGTCTTTGGTCAGCTCGATCTTGGCCACGTCGCCGATCAGCATGAGTCTGCTCATTCGGGTTCGGCCTCCGTGTTCCCGCTGGCGCATGCACTGTTGCCGGTTGCCGCATGAATCCAACGATCGACCAGCAGCACGATGGCCCGGCTGCAGTGCTTGCAGACGGCTTGCCCCTGAGTGTTCATACCTTCACTATAGCGGAGGGATAAAGATCAGGGCAAGAAGACAGCCCGCGACCGGTGAGGATCGCGGGCTGCGTGATGCAAGGCTAGTCAGTGATGCGGAATCTCTCGACCTGGTCGGCGAGATTGATCGTCTCAGAATCCCGATCCTCCGCTCGATGCCGGCTCACCCTGGCCGGCGGCAAGGCGCGCGGATGCTGCGGGCCCTGCATGTCAGGAAACGGCAATGGACGCTGCTCGCGCTGCCTGGCCGGCACCAGCATGAGACCCACTAGGATCACGGTCAGCAGCAGCAGACCGGACAACAGCCACGCGGTGATCGTCATGCGATCACCCACACCCGGCGCCACTGATGCCACTCGTAGCACGTGCCGCAGGGATGACCGAACGGCTCGGCCCGGGTGACATCCTGCCTGATCCACTCCGTGTGGTTGACCTCATCCGCGAGATGCAGCACCTGCAGACCTTCGTCCAAGTCCTGGCGCGTGATGTCGATCAGCGTCCCCCGGCTCATGACTCGTCCAACGAGCAGGAGCACATGCCGGCGCCGCAGCACTCGCCGTGGCAGGGCTCGTACGAGTCGCAGTCGCATTCCTCGACCCGGTTGAGGTGGCGGACGACGGCGGCGGCGTCGATGGGCGAGAACATGACGCCGATGTACTGGTCGTCGCGGTAGAGGTTCTGAGGCTGGTGGTTGCCGACGCGGTAGGTGGCCATCACTGCTCCGTTCCGGCGGCGAGGCGGGCGTGGTGGTCAGCTGCGGGCCGGTCGCGCTCGATGTCCGAGCACAGATAGGTCCAGGGTGGGCCGACGCCGGACCATCCCCGGTTGCGCTCGCGGATCACGGCGTCCGCCATGGGCCAGCAGGGCCAGAGCTTCGAGGCGTCGAGCAGGTGGTCGCTGGTCACGTGGTCTCTCCTGGGGGCTTGGTGGTCGGCACGGCGGGCGGTCACGACGGCTGCCGCCAAATCAAGCGAACGCGGTGACATGAATCGCACCTGAAAAAGTCCTTGTCTCGTCGCTCGGCCTCTAGGTTCATGGCCGTGTCGCAGCGAGGGCAGATGACGGCCAGGTCCAGGACGACCTCGTCCGTGCCGTGCTCGGTCTGCATGTGGGCTTGGATCATGCCGATGGGCAGGTCTTCGGCGGGTCGCCATCCGCAGGCGCGGCAGGCGAGGACCATGCCATCGGGAACGTCGATCGTCACAGTGTCTCCCCGAATACGAGTCGGGCTTGGTGATCGGAACGGCGGGCGGTCATGACGCACACTCCGGCCACATCCAGGTGGTGTCTGGCATGGTCAGCAACCGGCCAGCCAGAGCACCCGGCGTCACGCACTGATGCGGCACGCCGTGCATGATCTTCTTGCCGGTCAGCGACCACGCCTGATCGGCAAGTACGGAACAGATGGCCTCGCAGGGGAGGCGATACCACGACGGAGAGCCGATCGACGGATTGTCTAGCTTGGTCGCTTCCCTGCGCCGATCGATCCACGCTTCCAGCCGTGGCGTCTTCCAGCCCAGGCGCCACGCGGCCAACGCGGCATAGGACGCGAAGGAGTACGGCGTACCGATCATCGCGCGCGCGATCGCCGCGACATCCTCCGCCTGGCCGGGGTAGTCCTCCGGGAGCCGGACGTAGGCGTAGTCCGGAGTCCAGCGGTCCCGGATCAATGCTCTGCGAGCACCGGACGGCATGGCTTCAACGCACTCCGGACCATAGATTCGCCCCGTTCCGGTTTCTCGATCT